ATGGTGAACTGGCTTCATTTGTAGGTCATAAAGAATTTGAAATACAGGTACATAGTTTACCTCAAGCAATCAGTTTTTTAAGAAATAATTTTCCAGATATTGAAGGTTATATGAATCCTAAATATTATCAGGTAAAAATTGGTAACTATGAAATAAGCAAAGATGAATTAGATTTTCCTATAGGCCAAAAGGATATTCATATTGTTCCAGTAATATCAGGAGCAGGAAGCGGATTTAGAAATGTCTTAATAGGAGGACTTTTAATTGGTGCGTCATTCTTCTTCCCAGGTGCAGGATTATTTGGTACAACAAGTTTTGCGGGTGTATCAGCAGCAGGAGCTACAGGAGCAGGAGTTGTAGCTGGTAGTGTTTTAGGAACAGCTATTGGTACGGGTTTAAGCTATATAGGTGCTGGACTAGTATTGCAAGGTGTTGGCGAAATGTTATATCCAACTCAAGATCCTACATTTGAAGATAATCCACAAATATCATTTAACTTTAGTGGAACACAAAACACAGCAAGGGCTGGTACTCCAGTTCCTATTGTTTACGGTGAAATATTTACAGGTTCAGTTGTTATAAGTGGTGATGTAGATACTGAAGCGGTACAAGTATGAGTAAAGATAATAAATTTATTACTGGCTCTGGTGGCGGTGGTGGTAAAGGTGGAAGCCGTAAACCTCCTACTATTGCTTCGGATAATTTACATAGTAAACAATTTGCAACTTTATTAGATTTAATTTCAGAAGGTGAAATAGAAGGTTTTTCCAGTCCTTCAAAAGAAGGTCGAACCAAAGGCACTACTGCATATTTAAACGCTGCAAAGAAAGATATTTTTTTAGATGACACTCCTATTTTAGGCTCTACTGCTGATTCAAATAATCCACAAGCTGTTGATTTTAACCATCAAAATGTAGATTTTGATATTCGTTTTGGAACGAATCCACAAGCTAAAATGGATAAAGTTTCGGGAAGTGCTAGTATTTTTAGTGTTGGAGTGAAAGTTGAAAATGGTAGTCCGATAACAAGACAACTTACCAATAATTCTGATCTAGATGCAGTAAAAGTTACTGTTACTGTTCCTGTTTTACAAATTCTTGAATCTGATGGAGATATAGTTGGTAGTTCTTTAAGTTTTGATATTCAACTTCAATACAATGGTGGAGGTTTCACCACAGTTCACTCTGACACTATCAGAGGTAGAACAGCAGATGCTTATAACAGAGAATACAGAATTAAACTTACTGGTGCTCATCCTGTAGATGTTCGTCTTGTAAAAACGTCTGCTAATAGTACAGATAGAAACTTTAGAGATTTAATTTGGCAATCTTATTCTGAGTTAGAAGATGATACAAATACATATCCTGATTGTGCTTACACAAGACTACGTTTAGATTCAGAATTTTTTAGCAGGATTCCTAAAAGAACTTTTAGAGTTAGAGGAGTAAAAGTAAGAATCCCAGGTGCAGGAGCTAGTGGATCGGGTACTCCAACTGTAGATTTGCAAACTGGAAGAGTTGTTTACCCTGCTGGCTACATTTTCAATGGTGTCATGGGTGCTGCTCAATGGACAACGTGCCCAAGTTTAATTTTACTTGACCTTTTAACTAACACTAGATATGGGCTAGGTAATCATATTATTGACAGTAATTTAGATTTATTTTCTTTTGTAACTGCCAGTAAGTTTTCTAATACTCTTGTTGATGATGGATTTGGTGGACAAGAAGCTAGGTTTGCTTGCAACATAAACATCCAGACAAGCGTTGAAGCATTTGATGTCATAAGAACTTTATCAGGAGTGATGAGATGTATGCCTATCTGGTCTGAAGGTGCATTACTTCTTGCTCAAGACAGTCCAAAAGATCCTAGTTACTTATTCACGTTAGCCAATGTAGGGCCAGAGGGATTTAGTTATACAGGAAGCAGTTTAAAAACTAGAAGCACAGTAATTGCAGTTTCATATTTTAATATGGAAACTAGAGATTTAGATTATGAAGAAGTAGAAGCAGAACAAGCTTATAGAAATAAATATGGACTGCACGTTAAAAGAGTAAAAGCATTAGGTTGTACAAGTAGAGGGCAAGCTAGAAGATTTGCCAAAGCAATATTATTTGCAGAACAAAGAGAAACTGAAGCGGTATCATTTTCTGTTTCATTGGAATCTGGGATAGTTGTTAGACCTGGAACGATTATCAGTATTGCCGATCCAGCTAGATCAGGTGTTAGAAGAGGAGGAAGAATTGCTAGTGCTACAACTACGCAAATAACTGTAGATAATTCTAGCGATACTGATTTATCAGATCAAAATAATCCTAAGTTAAGTGTAATAATGCCCAATGGAACAGTTGAAACTAAAAATGTAAGCGGAATATCAGGAAAAGTAATCACTTTGGCTAGTGCTTTAAGTCAAGCACCAAATTCTAATAGTGTTTGGCTGTTAGAAAACGATAATGTTTCTGCTCAATCATTCAGAGTAATGTCAGTTGAAGAAAGAGATGGAATTAATTATGGAGTTTCTGCTTTAGCTTATGTAAACGAAAAATATGCGTTTATTGAAGATAATAAACCAATTCCAGTTCAAAAAATTACAACATTAAATATTTTAAAGTCTCCTCCTAGTGGACTTACGGCTGAAGAAACTATAGTTCTAATAAATAACCAACCTGTATCTAAATTAATTATTAGATGGCAACCTGTTACGGGTGTTTCAAATTATATGGTGAACTATAGATTTGATAATAATAATATTATTTCAGCGACAACAAGTAGTCCTGATTTTGAAATATTTAACACAAAAGTAGGATCGTATGAAGTATCTGTTCGTAGTTTAAATGCTGCACTAGAACCTAGTGCTACGGCTGTAACCGACACCTTTACTACTCTTGGAAAAACTGCTGTTCCTGCTGACGTTACTGGACTTACAGGAGAACCAATAAATGAAAAACAAATAAGATTACGTTGGGATTTAGCAGCAGATTTAGATGTTACTCATGGAGGTCGTGTTTATGTAAGACATTCTTCTAAAACAGATGGATCGGGAACATTTTCAAATGCTACTGATCTTGTTAAAGCTCTAGCTGGTAACACAACAGAAGCTACAGTTCCATTACTTGAAGGGGAGTATATTCTTAAATTTCAAGATGATGGAGGTAGGTTTAGTAACGGTGAAGCAAGTGTAATTATAGATTTACCAGATAATCTTGACGCTAAGTTAATCCAGACAAGAAGAGAAGATTTAGACGTTCCACAGTTTCAAGGTACAAAAACAAATGTTGCTTATGATGCAACAACTAACTCATTAAATTTAATTGGTACGGGACTATTTGATGCCGTAACAGATTTGGATGCCGTTGGTTCGTTAGACGATATTGGAGGCATTGCTCCGTTAGGTACTTATGAGTTTGGTGGAACTCCAGGAGGTACTACTTTTGATTTGGGAGATGTATTTAGCCTTGATTTAAAACGTCATTTCTTAACAGAAGCGTTTTTCCCATCAGATTTGTTTGATTCAATTCCAGATTTAGATGCAAGAGGTGATTTTGATGGGTTAACAGCAACTAAGGTAAATGCAGAAATGTTGGTAAGAGTTACTCAAGATAATCCTAATAGTGGATCTCCTACTTATACTGCTTTTCAAACTTTTGCAAATGGAACTTATAAAGGAAGAGGTTTCCAATTTAAAGTAAATCTTACAAGTAATGACCCTGCACAGGATATCAGAGTATTTCAGTTGGGTTATACAGCATCTATGCAAAGAAGAACTGAACAAAGTTCTGCGGTAACAGCGAGTGGTGCTGGAGCAAAAGCAATTACGTTCCAGCATGGCTTTTTTGTGGGTACTGCTAATACTCAAGGCGGTGCAAACAGTAGTTTACCCTCCATTGGTATTACTGCACAGAATATGCAATCTGGAGACTTTTTTGAACTGTCTAATATTTCTGGAACGGGTTTTACTGTTCATTTCAAGAACTCATCAAATGCTTCAGTTGATAGAAATTTCACATATCAAGCTGTCGGATTTGGTAAAGCAAGTTAGAATAAGTTCAATGTTACTTTTTTAAATGGCTAGACCAGGCTCCACCACGAGTGAAACGGGTAATAATTATCAGTCAGCCAATGGAACGGGTGCTGCTGTCCGTGCGAAATTAAACGAAATCTTTCAAGCATTAAGAACAATAAGTTCTGGAAGTAGTGATCCATCTGGAGCAGCAAATATAGCTCAGTATCAAGCCCATATAAATACATCGACTAACGAATTAAAAATAGCTACAGCAGTTTCGGGAGATAATGCAACTTATGTTGTCCTTGGAAAGATAAACGAAGCAAACTTTGGTCACGCAGCATTAACAGGTGCTACTTTTACAGGCAAAGTTATTCATAACTATAATTCTAGTTTAACCATACCTACTGGTACAACAGCCCAAAGAGATGGAACTCCTGCTGTTGGTATGTTTAGACATAACTCAACATTGAATCAGTTTGAAGGCTATAACAATGGTGCATGGGGTGCTATTGGAGGAGGTGCTGGAGCTACTGGAGGCGGTACTGATGAGGTGTTTTTTGAGAATGATCAAACTGCAACAACTTCTTACAGTATTACGGCAAATAAAAACGCACATACAGTAAGTCCTACAATTAATTCAGGAGTCACAATAACCGTGCCAAGCGGTGCAACCCTTGTTATCTTATAGTTATGCCAATAGCAATCAACGGATCAGGAACAGTTACAGGAATCTCAGTAGGAGGTTTGCCTGACGGAATAGTAGATGCAGATATGCTTGCTGCTAATGCTGTTACTTCTGGAAAATTAGCAAGTGGTGTTGGAGGTAAAATTCTTCAAGTAAAACAGGTAGTTAAAACTGATACTTTTAGTTTGGCAGCTAGTTCTACTAATCAAAGAATTGATATAACAGGTTTAACTATAGATATAACA